CACAACTGCCTTGTGGACACACATACCATACACTGTGTATTGAGTCATGGATTGATGTTCTTAAAATAAGGAAGAGCAAAGTCACATGTCCGTACTGCATGGATATACGCGCCGGTTCAGCCGTGACTATGCACGACGCTGAAACGATTTATGACGACCGCTTGGGAGCCATCCAAAAGCGCATTCTTGAACTCTGTCCCAGACTGAGCCCATTGGAAAGAGAGGAATTCCCTCTCCTGTACGAGGGTAAGAAAAGGACGGTGTACGAGAATGCCGTAGAGAGCCTGTATAGCAGGGGCATTCTACGCAAGGACGGTGAGCTCAGTAATTTCACGAAAACTGAGCGTACCACCAAGCAAGGGGCTGTACCGAGGAACATATCACCTCGCGACCCTCGGTACAACGTCGAGGTAGGACGGGTTATCAAACCCGCAGAAGGAGTCCTACTCGATGCGATAACCCGGTTATTGGGTTCCAAGACTGTGATGAAAGGCATGAATGCATCACAGATTGGAGAACAATTCCACCGGAAATGGGAGTTGATGGGTGGTGACGGAATTGCTGTCGCGATCGGACTAGATGCTTCTAGGTTCGACCAGCATGTGTCACGTCAGGCGCTACAATGGGAGCACAAGTTTTATCTTGGACTTCTGACAAGTCCAAATGATCGGAAATGGCTTGCTACTCTTCTGGAGTGGCAAATCGAGAACCGGGCATTTGGTAGATGTTCTGACGGCTGGCTGCGGTATAAGATTGAGGGTACTAGGTGTTCCGGTGACATGAACACTGGCTTGGGCAATTGCCTGATTGCCAGTTGTTTGTTGATTGCCTACTGTACGGAACGCAAAGTTAAGTTCGAGCTTGCAAATAACGGAGATGATTGTGTCATTATCTGCAACAAGCGCGACCTCAGTCGATTTTCCGCGGGGCTAGACCATTGGTTTACGGAGATGGGGTTCAACATGGTTGTTGAAAAACCAGTGTACGAGTTGGAGAAGGTTGTTTTCTGTCAATCACAGCCGGTATTCGACGGTGTTTCTTGGACTATGGTCCGTGATCCACGCAGTTGTATTGCCAAGGACTGTATCAGTTTGAAACCTTGGACCAACAAGAAGGAGTACGATTCATGGATCAAGTGTGTTGGTATGTCAGGCAGTTCTCTTGCTGGCGGTATACCCGTACTTGCTTCATTTTATCGGTCCTTCGTACGCGCTGGTGGAAACGCCAAACCCCTTTCTCTTAAAGACCCCACCAACATCGGTGGACTGTTCTGGCAGTCCAAGGGTATGCATAGACGCGACCTCAAGGTTACTGAGGACGCCAGATATTCTTTCTGGCGTGCGTTTGACATCACCCCCGATGAACAGATCTGTATCGAGAATGAGTACGATGCAATCACCCCATTTTACCAGAAAGTGCGCAAGGATTGGGATTATTTGCCCTTCCACGAGCACGCACTTCTTTCTGCGTGAGCCCATTTGGGATGCCAGTGGGTCTGGCTTAACAACCTGCATCTAGAAGGCCACTAGACATCAAATCAGCAATTGGGTCGTGAGGTGTAGAACAGCCAAAACTGTGAAACGAAAGCGTACGCGTTAGTAGTGGACGCAAAATTTCAGTGCTAAGGTTCATACCGGAATGCCAAGAGACTGCACGGCTGTGCGTTCTTGTAATGTTCCTCACGATGTACAGTCCTACTTTAAGGTGGTAGGATCCAATACTCACCTTAACACATTCTTTATAACCTGGCGTTACTTATTTTTATTGAAAATGGCCAAATCAGCAGTATATACGACTCCAAAGCGCAAGAGCAATGGAGCAAAGAAAAACAATGCACCCAAACCTTTGAAGGCAAGGATCGTAACGGTTCCCCAATCAAAGTCCGTGAGTGGTTCCGGCCCATCGAAGGCCACTCAGCAGGAATTGGTGATTCCGGTAGTGCCAGGAGCGAACCAATTTACTTTGCACCCGTCGAACATCCCGTGGATGTCAGGGGTGGCCCCATCACACCAAGATTGGTGCCTAGCAGGGTTGAGGGTTTGGTACGAACCCCGAGTGGGAACGACAACCGCGGGGACGGTGGCCTTCGGAATTCTTACGGATTTCCAGGACACAGTCCCCCTCTCCCTGGCCTCGATCACCCGGCTTTCAGGCTCCAAGAGAGGGGCACCGTGGACCCCTTGCGTCCTCTCAAGCCCAAGCAATCGATGGGTGCCATACGTGAGCGGCTCGGCCTTCGCAAACCTTAGCGTTGAGGACAAGAACGCCCGTTCTCTCGGACGTATTGTTGCCTACGCTGATTGCGACGCGAGCATGGACCCCGCGACCAAACTCGGTAACATCTTCATTTCCTATAACCCAGCGCAAAGCTTAAGGAAGCCAACCGACCCAACACTTCAAGCGTAGGATATTGCTACCGATACCAACTCCTCCGGGGGTAGTACCGGTGGCGTTCCTGCCGTGACGTATCATTCATATGATTGTCACGCACAGCACACCACCGTTCTTCCCACGGCAGGCGATGATATGTTGGGTGTCGGTAGCACAGCCACCATCTCCAGCAACACTGGAGATGTGGTGTTGAGGTATGTTCCCGCTCCAGACAAAAGTTACATCCAAAACGTTTGTCCCGTATCAGTATACGTGGACGTTCAGTTGATATTTACCTATGTAACCAAGTCTGGGATCGGTCGTCCGTCTTTTGTGCAGCAGTACTCTCCAGGGTTATGGCACCATGAACAGTATACTATTACTAAGAATTATACTGTAGATGGTACTGACAAGGGCTACAAGGTTAGGTTTCAGGGTATTCTTGATCCGAATGGTGCATTGTTCATGAAATGGTTGGATTTATCACAATCAAGTGGTGTGGTCCGCATTCTCATCACCGCGACTGACGATATCAACCGTGATTTCGACCTCGTTTCCGGAGTCGTTCCACGTGATTCGCCGGACGACGAGGGGACCACTGTTGACACGCCAGACGTCACTGACGCACAGCCGGTCGCAGCTTCCTATCCGCACACCTACGGTTGGTCTTACCAAGCACCTCCCGGTACGGGCGACCCTATGAACTTCGGTTCATTAGCTGGACTGCCTGACGGTGTTGTTGTTACCAACTATGTCAACTCCGTGCAGGGCAATTACGGCATGTCCGAACTCACGAATAACTCCACTCAAGATTATTGCGGTTATCTGCAGTTTTGGTCTGATGGAGCTTACGGGTTGCGGTACAATTGCCCTGGCGGGGAGAGTACACGTGCTAGCGATAGCACAGGTTGGTCGGCGTTTAGTCTTAAGGCTGGCGAAACCGCTTCATATGGTTGGGTTTCTTCGTACAACACTGCGTGTGTTTCTTTGTTTCTTACTCCTAGTTGGCAGTTCGTGCAAGGCGGACCATTTCCATCCGGTGCCACCGGCTAAGTATGGATTTGGTTACCATTATTGTGCAGTTGTTGATTTTGGCGTATTGTTATTTCTTTCTTAATTTCAATTGGGTTCGTATTTCTGGAGTTCAATAACTCTTCCGGTTTAAATCGTCGCCCCGCGGTCGGGGGCTTGAGTCTGAGGAGACGAGCCGAGCATTATCCTCAGAGGCTGCATGCCTGCGAGAACTGGAAGGAGCGCATCACGCTATATGGAATAAACAGCTGACATCTTATCTGTCGGGCGGCAAAGTGGCTAGAGCCACGCCCTATTTTAGTCCTAGACTTGCCAATGATCCTGGTTTGGGATCTGCGGAGTTCCAGAGCGACTGGTATAACAAAGCGCTGCTTTTCATCCTGAGAGGTGAATGGGTT